GGTGCCGCCTTCCTGAGTAGCACCGATGATCTTCGCCTTGATTTCTTCAGCAGTGGGAGCAACCTTTTCATCATAGGTCACACCCGCAAAATAGACACCTGCACCAAAGGGAATCTTGGCAGGGGTGCCAGTGGTAATGCCGCTGTTAGGCATATTAAATCACCTTCCATTCATTTATTTTCAGATTGATTTGGATGCTTTTCAGTTCAGCATCCCCTGTGGGAACAACAAGGGCATAGGCGTAAAATATCGCAACCGCTGACCCGCTGTCAGTGATGCGAACATCACCCGAAACCCTGTTGAAATGTCTTTCTATACGCTCTTTTGCGTCTTCAAGTTCAAGCCATGAACCCCTTGAAAAGCCTGTCAGAAGAAAATTGCTTTCTGTCATTCCGCTTTCATCAAACATTTCCGCTTCTGTGTATTCACCTACAAAGTAGGGATAAACAACAGGATCTGCGGAATATTCACCAAAGCCATAGGCAAGGCCAAGGGCTTTCATTGATTCAGATATAATTTTCAAAACATCCTTGGACATGTTAGCCACCTAACCTTCCCTTTAGGATTTGTTCAAAGCGCTTTATGATGGCATTTTTCTTGGTTATGAAGGCATTGTGTAGCGCCCTTGTGGGTGTTTTACCGTATGTGTGATGCCACTTGCCTTCATCGTCTTTGTAATGCCAACCGCCTTTTCTTCCGTTGCCTTTCAGGGCATATTCACCTGTTCCGAATTCTTCCCAAATGGCATTTTCCAAGGGGTTTCCAATGACAACTTCCTGGGCGCTTTCGTCAACCCTGTAATCCCATTTTCCCGCTGTTTCACCCGTTCCAACTCTTGTGTTGTTTGCTGCCTGTCTTCGCAGCGTTGACCCGGATTCTTCAAGGAATTGGGTGATGCCATCATGCATGGCGTTCATGACCTGAACACTGTTGTCATGGAATTCAACATGTGCCATGTTTACTGACCCCCTGTGAACTTCAGATATATTTCAAGCTGTGAACCGCTGCCCATTTCCATGGGATTGTCTATCAGCATAATGTCATATCTGTTGCCGTTGATGACCATCCGGGAATTTTCGGCTTTTATACGGGAATCCAAAGCCACATAATCCCCAATGAAGACATGTGTGGATTCCTGAACCTTTGCATGGTAAACAGTGTATTTGGAATCACCTGCCTGAAGGTCAAGCCATCCTTTAAGCGTCTGCACATCAGTCCAGGTCTTCACATTTTCGCCAATCTCATTGGTGCTTGCTGTGTAGACCTGAACCGTTGCTTTGATGTTGCCGCCAATTCCTTTCATACTCTGATGCCCCTTCCAAATCTGGCCTTCATATAAGGCTTCAAAAAGCCCATCAGTGCCTTTGGATAGCCCATGGTGGAATTGTCCCCATCCATGTTGAAATAGGTCACAGAATGGCGGGAAATGGTTTCAGACGCAATGCCAACCTTGTCACGGTTGTTCAGTTCCCATTTAACAAGATTGGCAACACCAACCTTGACATCAGCGGGATAAACAACTTTTGTGATGACAATGCCGGATTCATCATAAAGGTCTTCTTTGACAGTGATGGTGTTTCCAACAGATGTTCTGACATTAACCAAACCTTCATTCAGTTCAGAATCAGTGATTTGCAGTGTGTCATCGGCTTTGAAGGGATTACCGCTGTTTGTCATCAGCGTCTTTCCGCTTGACATTGCCACAGCAACTGCCCGGAAAGCCCGAATCTGGAAGTTGTTATTGGTGTATGCACGAATAGAAAGTTCAAGTGCCTGAAGCATAGCTTCAAGCACTTCATCACTTTCATCCGTATCAACAAACCGCTTTAGTTCGGCAACGGTCATGATCATTCGGATTCACAATCCTTTCTTATGCCTTGAAGGTTGCCAGAACCACCTTGGCGGCATTGGTAAGAGCCACGCCATAATACTTGGCAGCAGTGATGTCATGGGTCTGCTTCTTGGGGAACCACTCATGGTCAACCCGAATGTCTTTCTTCAGGAAGATGGTGATTGCGGGCAGTTCATCCTCAGTGTACTCAGTATCAGCAGAAGCAGGTTCAAGCTTGATGATGGGGCAAACAAACTTGCCATCAGCAGCAACAATCTTCTTGGAAACCACAAGGCGGGTGTTGCCAACCATGCCGATTTCACCGGACATCATGACATCATTGCCATACTTGTTTTTGTCAACAAAGTCTGCATCCTTGCGCATGGTGGTAACCTGTGCAGGGGCAATGAACATCACCTTGTCAGTGTTTTCTTCCTCATCCAGAACACCGATTGCATCAACAATACCTGCATAGGCAATTTTGGATGCGGAACCGTCAAAGGTCTGGGTGCCAGTCATGGCAGCAGCAAGAACATCATTGTCAAGCTTGACTGCAATGGCCTTTGCAAGCTGTCTTTCAGCCTGACCAACAGGATCACCAAGACCGCTGTTGATAGATTCCTGAGTGATGCCAACAGACTGCATTGCCTTCTTGATGGTGAAGGTGGTAGAAGAAGCAGTCAGCTTCTTGGTGCTGATTTCTGCACCCTCTGCCACATCTTCAGCTTCACCAACAAAATTCCAGGAGGGAACAGTCTTGGTGTCACCAGGAACACCAACAAGGGTGGTGTCAACCTTGGCAAAGGGAGTGAACTTCAGCATGTTGGGGATTTTTGCAGTGATCATGTCACCCATTACCTGGGGATTAATAATGTCAGAAAGCATAGTAGTTGCCATAATAAATTCATCCTTTCAAATTAGTTATTCATTGCGTTTTTGTACGCTTCAGGATTTTCATTGAAAATCCGCATTCGCTCTGCATAGGGCTTTTTCAGCAAAGATTCTCTGGTGATACCACCATCATCACCTTCACTCTGACCGGGCAGCTTGCGTTCCTGATATTTCTTGGTGCCTTCACCCTCAAACTGTGTGGGGAACTGCGTCTTCAGGGCTGCAAGTTTGTCATCCCAACCCTTGATTTTGCCGTTTTCGTCAAGGGCAAGTTCGCCCTTTTCCCTCAGTTTGAAAGTAAGATAATCCACATCAAGTGCCTTGGAAGAAAGTAGTTCAACCTTTATTGCGGATTCAAGACGGGTCTTTTCAAGCTCTGCCTGAAGCTGTGCCACCTGGCCTTCATAGTCGGTGATTTTCTGCTGAAGTCCCTCGTTGCCTTTGTTGGACTTTTTCAGTTCCTCTATCAAGGTGGTTGCTTCTCCAAGCTGCTTGGTCACACCTTCATGATCCGTTTTGAGCTTGCCATATCGCACATCAAGATTTTCTTCACTTGCAGTGAATATCTTGTTTGCCTTCATTTCTTCCTGAATGGATTTGATGGTGGTGTCATCAATTCCCTTTGCTTTCAAAAGTTCTACCAGTGTCATTGTTTTTTCCTTCCTTTCTATACGCTTTTTACAAGGTCGCATCTTGTAAGAAATAGGTGTTTTACATCACCCCTGATGAAATATAAAAAGCACCCGCAAAAGCAGGTGCCTTTATGCCTTATTTACAAAGTTTACTGAATGTGTCTTTTCCTGCTTCACCGTCAATTTCGATTTTGTGAAGCGCCTGAATGGTCTTTACAGCCCTTTCAGTTCCGCTGCCAAAATCTCCATCAACATAGGCTTCTTTGCGGCCATTGCACACAAGAAGCGCCTGAAGGACTTTGACAAGATTGCCCTTGCTGCCCTTTCTCAGCACTTTGACCCTTGCATTGGTCTTGATGCCGTATATGCCATCAACATCCTTGCCTTCAAAGCCAAGTTCTTTCTGCAAGGCTTTCACAAGGGCTTTCTTGGTTAGACTGCCATACAGTCCATCAATGGTCAGTCCGCTTGAATAGTTGTTATTCAGCCAGATCTGAACTTCCTTCACAGTGTCAATCTTGGTGTCAGGCTTGGTGACAACAGTTTCAACAGGTTTGGGCATTTCATTTGTATAACGCAGAATATGTGTCCAGGGGAAATTTCTATATTTGCGCTTCAGAAATTCCCTTCCCGTCTGGTCACCGGGCTTTCCACCCACGGCACCGCCCTTTTCATTGATGGATGCTTCCACTTCATAGCCATTGCCGCAATACATGGCAGTGTGCTTCTGTGTGTGAAGCAGCACATCCCCACGCTTCAGGCCGCTGCCAGTGGAAAGGTTAATGCTTGAAGTGATGTCTTTGAAACCACACTTCTTGAAAGCGGAAAGCATGTTTCCTGTGTAGGTTGCTCCCTTGGTCTTTACGGGAACACCTGCATTTTCCCATGCCTGGATAACAGCAGCGGAACAATCAAAGTCACCTTTTTCACCCCATCTATATATCTGGTCATAACCGTGAATGTTGTCCGCTGCCCATTCTTCCATCTGACTGATTGCCTTTTCAACTTTAGACATTCAGATCAGTCCCTTCCTTTTTTGCCTTTACTCTCTGTCTGATGGTCTGGTCAAGTCCGGTTGCAGACCAACTGGACACAATGCCCACGCTGATTGCAGACATGATGTTGTCAGCAGGGAAGTTCGGGATGAAATACATGCAGACAACACCAAGGACACCGCCAATTGCACCAATGGCAGCGGGAATCCAGGTGTCAGGCACCTTCAAAGCACTAAGGACTTCACCAACAAGATAGCTGATGACCATGATGCTCACACAAGTCACGCCAATGTTTTCCATAAATATTCAGTTCCTTTCTTTGATTATTTGTTAGATTGTTTGATTGCTGATTTTCAATTCTGCATAGCAATCACCCTCTTTTGGGCATGAAAAAAGCACCATGCAATTTTGCACAGTGCTTTTTATTCTTCTATTACTTCAAACTGTTCAGGTGGAAAAAGATAGTCTTCATCAAGTTCAGTCATGATTCTGAACCATCCCTTTTCTACAGATATGACATCGTAAATCTTGCCTTTTTCAAGGGCAAGCGTTTTGACTTTTCCAAGAAACTTTACTTTCATTCGTCCAACCACCTCTTAACAAAGAAGTCATGCTTGCCAATGCCTTCACACTGCGACCAGTGGACTTCTGCCCGTCTGTCACCGTCTGATGTTGAAAGCCATCCTTTGCCCTTGACATGTTGCCAGTCTTCAACCCTTCCACCGTGTTCATCCGCATATTTATATGCGTTTCTATACGGCACCTTGGAACCCTTACCTGCGAAAACTTCAACATTCTGCAACCTTGTTCCTTCAACAAAGTGGAACATTTCACCTGTTGCAAGATCCAT